CAAAGGAAACATTATGACAATTCACGCACTTCGTATGGAACTAGGTGACACTGATGTTACTTTGCCTATCATGTCAGATACAGAATATCGCTACTTCTTAGACAAAAATGATTGGTCTATTCGTAGAGCTGCCTTAGATGCTGCTAAAAGTATTCTCCTAAAACTATCAATGCGTTCAGACGAATCAGTTGATATTTTTAGTGTAAAAGGAACTGGTACAGCAAAGCAATACATGCAAGCTTTACAGATGTACATTAAAAATCCTGATCTAAATCAGAACTTACAAAACCTGCAAGGTTATGCCGGTGGTGTCAGTATTAGTGACATGCGAGCAAATGATGCTGCAACAGATAATAACGTTATTGTACAACCTTCTACTTCCCCAAGTTTTCCAACTAGCTTTTTCGGAATTTGAGGTACTAGATGAATCAATTCTTAATCTCAAGCAAACGATTGATTGAAGCTCACGGTGAGTCTATGGTTTACTCTGTAGTCACTGAAGGCGAGTACGATGTAGAAACTGGTCAAACTATTAATACAGAAACTGCATATACAGTTAAGATGTACAAAAAGCATATTAATGCAACTCAGTATAACTATCCTAACTTGGTTGGCAGAACGTCTGCAATGTTCTATCTAGTTAACACTGATATCGCTTTTGTTCCCTCTGTCAACGACAAGATTACAGTTAACTCTGAGACATTCGTTATCAACTCTATTGTAGAGCACAGAGCACAACACGAACTTGCATTGTATCGTATTATTGCAATTAAGGGTTAATCATGATCAAGTGCGATACTTCCAAATTAGAACAACAATTAAAGAAGTTCCACGAAGAGGCCATCAAGAAACTTGAAGGCATGGTAAAAAGATTTACGTTTTCAATAGTAAGCAAAGCAATCGATAATACTCCAATTGGTAGTTTAGAGGCTAATTTAGATTTGTATTTAAAACGTCAAACAGACTCACAATGGCAATCTTACGGATTACAGCCTATTCCCGGTTTTGCTAAAGGCTCTTGGCGTGTATCTCTCGATGGTACATTAGAGATGCAAGAATTATACGGAGTCGCTGCTGGAGAAACAGCCGGTGATTTATCCAGAGCTGAAATGAGTTCCTACAAGTTAGGTGATACTGTCATGATCAGTAACTTTGGCCCTTATATTCGTAATATCAATAATCCATCAGACAGAGCAAGTAAACAAACGCAAGGTCAAGGTGTACTGCCACCTACGTTGGATGCTATTATGAACATCTATCAGTATCGTTTGGACGACTACTATGTGATGAAACGTGCAGATGGTTTTTAATAAGGCAAGCTAATGGCAATTATAGAAGTTAAAAGAGCTGCTGAAAGGCACTTAAAGAATTTAACTCCTGTTGTATCTACAGCATGGGAAGGTGTTAGTTTTACGCCTCCATCTGATCTATACCAGAGAGTTCAGTTTATGATTCAAAGGCCCACTGATCCAGTATTAGGTAGAGGGTTTCATAGAGAAAATATTACAATGCAAGTCTTTATTGTAGGAGCTACAAACAAAGGAACTGCAGAAGTAATTAATCGTGCAGAATTAATTCGAGAGCATTTTAGCAAAGGCTTTACGGCGCTAGAAGGTAACGTAAGAATTCATGTACTTAGCACACCTCAGATTGCTGGTAATTCAGTAGTTTCAGATCGGGTTATTTGCCCTGTGTTAATCGAATTAGTTGCAGAAGTTTATTCTAACTAATCAACGGGTTTTCTGATACCTTTAAATCAGTCATTTTGCAAAATGAATTAATTGGAGAAATATATATGGCAATCGCAAAAGGCACAGCTAAACAAGTTGGCTACAAAAAAGAAACTACTTGGGGTACTATTGCTGGTGCATCCGGTGGTAAATTACTTCGCAGAGTTACTGCTAGTTTCAACCTCAATAAAGAAACCTACGAATCAAATGAAATTCGTACAGACCGTCAAGTAGCGGACTTCCGTCACGGTGTACGTAGTGCAGCTGGTACTCTAAATGGTGAACTATCTCCTGCAACCTACTCTGATTTCATGGGTTCTATCGTTGGTAAGGACTTCGCAACTGCACCTTCCGCTGTGACTGTTTCAGTAACTATCGCTGCTTCTGGTACATTATACACTGTAACTCGTGCTGCTGGTTCATACATTACTGACGGTTTCCAAGTTGGTATGGTTGTTCGTTTAAGCGTAGGTACTCTAAACGCTGCTAACATCAACAAAAACCTATTGATCGCTTCTATGACTGCCACTGTCCTAACAGTTGCTGTTGTAAACGGTTCTACAATGGTCGCTGAAGGCCCAATCGCTGGTTGCACTGTAACTGCTGTTGGTAAGTCTACTGCTGTTCCATTAACAGGTCACACAGACCAATCCTATTCTATCGAAGAATGGTATGCTGATATCGCTCAGTCAGAAGTTTACACTGGTATGAAAGTTAATAGCGTAGCTGTTCAACTTCCTGCGACTGGTCTATCAACTATTGACATTGGCTTCATGGGTAAAGACCTTGGCCTAACTGGTACTACACAATACTACACATCACCTGCTGCTCAAAGTACTAACGGTATTTTTGCTGCTGTAAACGGTGTAATGCTTGTACAAGGTAATCCAGTTGCTCTAGTAACTTCTGCAGACTTCACTATTGAACGTGCTTCTGAGAATGCTACTGCTGTTGGTTCTAACTCTGTTGCTGACATTTTCACTGGTCGTATCCGTGTTACTGGTAATATGAGTGTTTACTTCCAAGATGCTACTTTCCGTGGCTACTTTGATACAGAAACTCCAGTATCTCTAGTACTTGCTTTGACTTCAAACTCAACTGCAACCTCTGAGTTCGTTACATTCACCCTACCAAAAGTTAAGCTATCTAGCTTCAACGTAGATGATGGTGAACTAGGTGCTGTAGCTTCTACTAGCTTCCAAGCTCTATTGAACGATGTAACAACTGCCGGTCTACCAGCAACTACAATTCAAATCCAAGATTCTCTAGC